ATCTTCCCAAACTTCAATAGGATCAGTCCCATCTCTATATACCTTAACTCTTTTCATAAGCTTGCCTCTCTCCAATATGGAATTGAAATATTCATCTGATACCACCCCTCGGATATCCCGTGTCTACTGGTAGTGGGCATTCTAAATAAAACCCCACTCTGCTTAACATTTCTAAAAATACCAGTAATAGTATCAGCATAGCCTCTGGCAGTCGTGGAACCTTGATTTTCAGGAGTAAAAATCTGAATAATAACCAGTCCTACTTGTCTGTAATTATCTAAGGTTAAGAACTGATCTTCTCCAGGAAGGACAGTAAGCCTAACCCAGGATGTACCAGGAGTGGGACTATATTCTACTCCGTCCCAAGCAATATCCGTTGTAGACCAGTTGTCTTCCAATAATTCCTCTACAACTTGTCTATCGCCATCAAGACTCACTACTTATCACCTCTGCCACGGACAATAGCACAAAACCATTCGGGGCTTGCCTAGAAGCAGATCCGTATTCCAGATCCCTTATATAGTTTACTCCATTGGCAAGATAAATCTTTTTCGCTAAATTCTTCAACTCCCCAACCTCATTTCGAGGAAAGGTGGGTATAATTCCTTGTTCCCTGTCTCCCCTAACTGAGGTATCTGCCTCATCTAAGGTCATGTTCCAATTTCTACTACTGAATCCTGTGTCTATGGGATTTCTAGTTACGATTTTCTTAAATAGTTTTTCAGAAGTCCGTTGAGTAATCTTAGCCGCTCTTTGCTCTATGTCTTTTTCCAGTTGATTCATGTTTATTCGTAAATTTAACGGCATCTTAACTGCAACTCCCAAATAGCATTAGCTGGATCCTGCTTGACCTTGATTATATCATAGTCTTTACTGCTATATGTTAAAATATCCGTTGTATCTGGGGTACCGGATAGATCTGTTTGTAAGATCGTCGCCTTCAAGTCAGAGATCTTCACGTTTTCCCCGTCTACCTGAGATTCTGTATACTCTTCAATCAAGCTCTTAATAGATGAACTTGTTATTGTATTAGTCACTGCTCCTGTAGCAGTATCATAGGAACTCTTAGCAATAGCCTTAAATGTAACATCTGACCACAGGTTCAATGTGGCAGACTTTGCACTAGCTGCTGCATTTTGAATTGTAGTTTGAAGCCCCATTAGGTTCTTACTGTAGATACTGAGCCAAATCTACCTCGTTCATGAACTATCCCCCAACCTCTGAGCATCTCCTGAACAATACTAGGTAAGACTCCTTTCGTATCTGCCTTATTAAAAGCTACTTCTATCGAACCAATAGAAGCCTCTATCAAACCCTTTCCCTCCGCATCGTCAGTTCTATCGCTAGCAATTAAATACTTAGCAAATTCTGCAGTGGCATTTGTGACTGCTGTTGGAATTTCTGTGGTCTCTATCGCATAACCATCTGGAGTTGTCACAGCCGCTCTCGGCCATCTTAATGCTTGTGCATCGGTATTCTTAGAGCCGATCCAATCGATACGCTCATCAAGCAAACGGGTAGCCATCTTGAGAGATCGCTCTTTACTGTCGTTAGAAGCTCCCGTCCAATCAGTAACATTCAGATTGGTGCCGTGATAGGTATCAGCATCAGCTACGCTTATATAACTATCTGCGCTTGCTCCTGCGATTGTTGCATCTAATGCCATGTGTAATCCCCTGTCTCTTAAAAAGCTCCTCCCCGAAGGGAGGAGAGGAGGAGTTAACCCATGATAAGAGCGATGTTGTCAGGCTTCCAAGCCTTAACGCCCCAAGCTGCAGCAACCTCAACCATCTGCTTACGATATCCCTTATAAACACGGATTTCGAAGATCAGACCAGAATGAGGATCTTGCACCATCATCATGTCACTAGCAGCATCACCGTCTGGAGTGGCTGGCGCACGAATCGCAAGCTCTACAGCTGACTGATGGAATAGTACGTTTGGAGTGTAGCTAGCACCCACCGCAATAGTCTCATTGTCTGCAATAGCTACCTGAGCACCAGGAGTACCGATAGTCATGGTTGCTGAAGCTGCGTGAGTATGCAGGATATAGTTGCGAGTAGTGTCTCCACTGAATTGCAAGATATCACCAGCAGTACCGTCAGTAGTCTGAACCCCGTCTACTGTGATGGTAGTACCGTTCAGTGCAACTGCGCCATTAACAACGTGGTCATCAGAACCGACAGCGGTATGAACTGCAATCTTGCCAGACTCTTTAAGCATACAGCCCTGAAGATCAAGCAATGTGCCTTGACGAAGAAGCTGAGAACCGCCAGACTCATTAGCCTTCTGGAGTTGTGCCAGATTACGGAGCTTGGTACCTGCAGCAGTATTAAGTACAAGACTCAAACGACCGTCGTTGGTTACGCCGCCATTGTCAGCGATAACCTGACGAGCATCTGCAATCAGATCAAAGTTAGAAGCGAATGGGGTAGTGCCTGCAGTACCAACAGCGCGTGAAGCACCCTGATAAGCTGCTTGCCACAGATCCTCTTCAATCTCGTTAGTCAGAGTACGCATAGCCTGTGCAATCTGATCTCCATAGATAGTCTCGAAGCCTGAACCATTATTAACATGTTTCATATCCTCACCAGTCCAAGGAATCTGAACTGCGCGAGCATTATCGATAGTCATTGTCTTAGTATCAACGGTCTGATCTGTTCCCTGAGGAATAGTCATTGACTCGGAGATACTAGTTGCAGAAGCTGTACGAGTGAAGTGTGAACGAACAGTATCATTCAACGCCACACGAGCCGTGTCCGCATTAATTGTGGAAGAAGGGATAAAGCCTACAAGCTCTCGTCCCACGGTATCTGCTGCCTTGTAAATGTCGGCAGCCAGATTAGTAAGTGTATTCGCCATTTTTAATTTCCTTAAAAGTTACTAATTTACTGAGAACAATAAGCTGCCCTCTTACCAAGTTCAGACTGTACCACAATCCAAGGTAGTGACACTGCCACTAATATCTGTTACACCTATGATATAGATCATAGACTGATTTTTTTCAATTGTCAACTACTTTTCCGCCTTTTTTTGCATATTCACTTCTTGCCAGTTGACTCATATTATCAAACTCATTTCGAGTAACAGTCCGACCTTCACTATTACTTCTATTCCCATGCTGAGAACCTGATCCTGTAGAAGTAGCAAATAAATGAGGGGCGGATTGAGTAAGCCCCTTCATCCATTCGTTCACTGCCATTGGAGTAACCCCATCTGCTCCATATATGACATGACCATTAGTATCATGCGGAGTAGCTTGTCCATCAACTAGCTTAAAGGCAGATCGTGCTCTAAGCAGGATATCCTCTCCTGCTGTAGCCAAGGCTCCTTCTTTAGCAGATAATTCCCTTACCGCATTATCTATTACCAATCCTTCTAGCTGACGATTGTATGTTTCATTCTGAGTAGAAAGACCTTTGATCTGTTCCTCGTATTCTTCTTTCATTCGCTTGGTACGTTCTTCTACCAGCTCCTCTACCTTGCCTGCGTCAATTAACTTCTTATCCTTTTGTCTTCTAGCAACAGATCTAAGTTTTTCATATTCATCTAGGTCTATCTTTCCATAAGAAGATTCCAAAGACTCCATCTTTTTCATCAACTTTACATTATTCTCTCGAAATTCATCCACCTTTGACTTGTCTACCATTCCAGATACTCCTAAAATATAAGAGCCATCTTTTTCAACGTAGTGATCCTGAAGTGCCTCTGGCACATTATCCAAACTATCTACCTTTGCTTCTAACATTTTTGATCTCCGATCATTTAATCCGCATCGTTAGGTTTCCCAGGGGATACAGTTGCCCTTTCCTTCAATCTTACAATCTCTTCTTCTACTGTAGAATCAGGAGGGAGCAATTCTCCTTTCTTAATGTTCCAGGTAGCTGCTTCTTGAGAAATCACTCCGTTTTGCCAAGCTCCGACTAAGGCAGTTAAATCCTTACTACTCATCTTAGCATCGATGATGTCCTTGTTAATCTCTACTGAGATTCCCTCTGAATCAATCCCCTGCCATTCTGCCATCTTCTTCAAGGCTTGAGTAATTCCCTGCTCAACAATATTAAGTGATTGAATAACAGTGGAAGTTTCCGCATTCTGCCTCAGTCGAACGGTTTCAGCTGCCTCTACTCCCTCTCGACTTTGCTCAAGCATCTGAGCCCCGAGGGTTGCCATCATGCGTCGCTTGTCATCAAGAGCAGTCTCCAATGCTCTCAATCCTTGACCGCTGAATTCCAAATATCCAGCTTTTGATTGAACGTCAGGGAGTACCCAGGCAGTACCTGCTCCAATTCTCAGTTCAGTATCAACGTCAATCCCAGTAACATAAGGGGTAGGAAGAGCAGTATAGTGTCGTCCATGCTCAAGATCCGCACTTGTCCTATAATGACTGAGGGACATGTTAACCAGGTTAATTGAGCTAGGGCTGGAGATATTGAGTCCAACTCCTTCTTTACTAAGTACCACCAACGGAATACCCTCAATAGCAGTACCTCTCAAGGTAGGCTGAATCTTTTCTACTATTTCCCAACCATAATCTTCTTGCCATAGATTAACCTGATACCCCTCTTCAGTAGCGATTAACTCTCTTAATTGAGTAATTTCCTCGATGTCATATACATCATCGGGGGCTACCTGCTGCACGGTCTCTCCCAATACTACACTGGAATTTGACCAGTTTCTAATCGATTCTGCAGTATACCCCGTTAGATAAGGACGATCTCCATCGTGATCCACTAGGATGGCATAACGGCTCATTAGCAGGTGTTCCTCAATCATCTGCTGAATAAATCCGTTTAGAGATATCCCTGTATTGGTAATATCCTGTAACCAAGGCCGCATCTTATCGGGCACATTAACTACAGGGGGGATTCTAGTAGAGGATCCTACCATTCCCTGGATTGTTCTTGAGATGACTGAATAGTACAGAGCCCTCTTCTTATAGGCTGAATAATCGTCGTCATCTTGCCCTGAGAGCTGAGGAAGGTAGGTTGTTCCTCGATCCTTTACCTCGTCTTCCCCCTCAAAGCAATCTCGACAGCGCTGCCACTTATCTTGATAGGTCTCATACTGAGGATGCAATAGTTCTACGCCCATAATCTATATTCCCATAACCTTTTTAATGTCCAACGTATTCTTAATCAGGGGGTATTCCCCGTGTATCAAATACCCTAATGCATCTGGGGCATGATCAATATCAAGCGACTTATCAGGAATACTGGTCCCCTGCTTATAAGTCATGCCTTCCAAACCTCGAATCAGTTCCTTACATTTTGGATTAATATGCAGACGCCGTAAACCCTCAACATTACATAACATCGCATTAACCTCATTCACCCTGTCTACCACCTTTGGCGCTCTGCTGGGGGCAATAACTCGGAAGCCATATTGCCTGAGAATGGTAAAGTCAGTTTGTCCTACAGGGGCCGAGGTCTTCCGCGCTCTGCCAGATGGATCTGGATATATTGTAATCGGTCGGGTCGGATACCGATTTCTCAGCTCCTCCGCCATCTCCTCAGTAGTAGCGTTCTCCATGATAATCTCGTCGAATATATGCAGCTCCTCTACTTGGGTCTGATCAATCGGGGTTACGTTGTCTCCCTTCTCAGGATTCAGAGGTCGTTTGACCTTTATTCCCAGAGTCATGCAGGAGGGTGATACGTTGAAGTCCTCTCCTACAAATAGTCTTGCTTCTGGGTGTTTATCAATCACATTAGCTGAAACATTATGCGCCTTGCTAAAGGCTGAGTAAACTCGATTTGACAAGGTCTCGAAGCTAGCTAGATACTCCTGCGCAAAGGCTCGCTCATCCATCTGTAATCTAGCTGCCTCCAGCTCTTCCTCAGAAACATTTCCTCCCTCCGCCGTGGTATACGAGAAGTAATTCCAGTTAGCATAATCAGGTGCATCACTCGCTCCCATATCCGCCAGGTCCTTTGCCCAGTTATGCCCGTGGGGCGTGCCAATGAACAGCACCCTCGCCATCTGATCCGCGCAGGCAGGTCTCAGTACCTCTTGCCAAACCTGCTCCTTGCAGAAAGGGAACTCATCCATAACCAGGAAGGAGATTGAAACCCCTCGAAGGGCATCCGCATTCTCAACTCCCTTCAGCGTGATCCGCGATCCATTTTTCAACCAAAGGGTTAGCTTGGTCTCATTGACCTTTTCAATCCAACCCGAGGGAGCCAATTTCTTGAGAATGAACCATTCAATTGACTCAGCTGCCGCATGAGTAGGTGCCGTGTAGTAGCACAGGCTGCCAGGTTTCTCTCTCGCCGCTCTCAGCAACTCAACAGCAGCCAGAAAGGACTTCCCGAATCGTCGTCCTGAAATAACTACCCGAAACCGGTGCTCATCTCCAAAGATAACGGACTGAGGCTTGGTGAGATTTATCTCCAGGACTATATCTCTTCAGCAGTAACTGCCTCTGCCATGTTGATAACCAGCGGAGCCATCTCCACTGAGAGATCACCAGAATGTTCTACTGCCTTGAGCTTCGGCTCAACATACTCAGCCACTGCCTTGTGACACTTGAACTTGAGATCAGGATCCTCAATTTCTGGATCATTGGCCATGTGTGCCATTGCCAGAAGAGGATGATAGTTGCCAAATTCTGCCTTCAGACGATCTTTGAATGCTTGTTTCTTGCTTATTGACATCTGTTCTTGATCCTTTAATTGTAACAGTAGTATAAACCCAGTTAACTACTATCCTAGGTTATATCTTTGGAAATGTAAACAAGGTTTATAAAAATATTTTATAGTCTGTAAGGTGAGGTGAGCTGTGCAGATTAGATCGGGTAGTTTGAGTAGATGAGAATTATTCTTATTTAGTTTAAAATTTGATGTTCTTTTTTTGTTGACGGTATGCGCGCGAAGGGGGGAGGGGGGACCCCTTATTAGCTGAGTTTATTCGATATAACCCGAGTTAATAATTAATATTTATTATTAGCTGAGTTTATTAATAATAAATTGGGTTGATAACATGAATTAAATTAATCTCGGATTAATAGAATTAATAATATAAATAAAATTCATTGAGAATAAATAGAGTTGATGATGTGAATTATTTTTATTGGGAATAAGCTTAGTTAATAATATAAATAGATTTTATTGGGAATAAGCTTAGTTAATAATATAAATAAAATTAATCTCAAATAAATAAAATTCATGATGTAAATAAAATTAATCTCGAATAAATAAAGTTAATAGTATAAATTAAATTCATTAAATATAAATAAAATCCATGAATCGAATTATTATAAATAAAATTCATTGAATATAAACAACTTTATTATAAATAAAATTCATTGGATATAAACAACTTTATTTGTACAATGCTGGTTTATTATTCTAAGATACGATTTATAAATAAAAATAAATTTATTTATATAACGGAGAAAGTAATATGATTTTTAAAAGTTACGATCCCGAAAATCGCAAATTGATTTTCGATGGTTGGAAAGAATTAATAATTTTTTTCGATCTTTCTAAGGAGGATTATAAAAAAATACGAGATTCCTTCCATGGAATTACTCTTAGCAATGGAATAACCATTACGAAATATCCAACATTATAAATAAAATTTATTGGATATAAATAACTTTATTTGTACAATGCTGGTTTATTGTTCTAAGATTAGTTTATAAATAAAAATAAATTTATTTATAAACTTTGGAAAATATTATGAAAGAAAAAATAATTCGCGTTCCAATTTCGATTTCTAAGAATCGAAAAGCACACATCTCAGTCACTGATACTGATGCAATTATTACTCCGATTGAATATATATCGAAATCTGCTGACGAAGATGAAAGAATAATGCTTAGTTTATACTGTTTTGATGAAAAGATCTGTGCTGCATTACTAAAGAAAATTCCGAATTCTTTAGACTATTCCTTATATAAGAATTTTAACACAATATAAAAAGTGAGCTAAAAATGAAACTACAAAAAAGTAAGCTATTCAATTCTCCCACTTCCGATGAAAGAATTGGATTTATATTTAATGATTTATATATTATAAATCCATATATCGATGAAAGTGGAAGATTTTCAGTAGATCCTCAGAAATATTATGGATTGAGTAATGACGATGTAATGGAAATCACTCTTCACAACAATCTTCAAGGAGTATATGAGAAATGAACCGTACAAAATTAAAACATAAAACTAGAATTTTGGTCACTAAGAAAGATGATGAAAATTACTTGAAAGAAGGACAAATTGCCGTATTGGTTGAATCAGATGGTCCTATTCAATACTCTATAGGCTTTCCCAACCGCATCATCACCGAAAGATACAATATTTTTGAGTTTACAGTTCTAGGAGAAGAAAAATGAGATATGAAAGAGTTCATAGTGTGAGTGAATTGCTGAGGGCTGCAACCTGGTATTTTAAAAGTCAAGATGTAGATGGTCTTATGTGGTTGAAGGATCTTGCTAATGGTTGGATGCAGACTGAGGAGGAAAGATTTGCTCAAGTAGAGATGCTGGATGCAATGATAGAATTTTTGGATTGAGTCGAAACCCCTGAAAAGGAGTCCACTGAAAACTGACCAACTCAGTGCTGATGATGACAGGTCAAAACTTAAATTCTTAGAAGGAGAATTAACATGAACATTTATTATTTGATTAACAATAGGACCTTTCAACCGTCTGCCTTTAAATACCTCAGCAAAGCTGATGAGGTGGGCAGCAAGATGAAGGATGATTTTTCCATTATTCAAGATGAGGATGATCTGTCCCTTTACAATGGATCTGAGCTAATTAAGATCTATGCAAAGCTTGGTCATAAGGTCAAGAAGTTTAGCTCTAAGCCAGATGGTGCTCAGAAGATCATGAAGGTGATTGAGGAGCTGGAAGTAAATGAAGAGAAGGGAAACCCACCCTATTTGATCAACAACGTTGAACAGTCCACTGACCCTATAGCTACTGATGACCAACCGCCTAAGAGAAAGTCACCAGTGATTCGCTCTAAGAAAATCAGGGGAGTGGGTCAGTTAGTCAAGCAAGGTATACTCCATGGAATGGGTGATGGAGAGATCCTTGATCTAGCTCATGCTCAATATCCTGAGAATACTACTTCCCAGAAAGATCTCAGTTGGTGGAAGTGGGATATGAGGAATAAGGGCTTGATTGATGAGTTTAATGAGCCTACTGAGATTGGCTTGGCTGCCAGGATTGACCTTGCAGCTTGAGGAAAATGGGACGATAGGAGGGATTTAATTAACCCCCTATCGTTACCCTTAACTTACTCTCCTCTGTTTGGTGACGGACCTACGAGGAGATCAATTGGAGAAGAAAAATGGATGAAATGGTACGAATGGAGATGATCGATGAGATTGTTGAACAAAAGATTGAGTATGAGCTAACCAAGCAGCAGGTCATCTCTTATGCTTATTTAGGACTAACCAAGGAGATTTCAAATTACTCTGATCAAGATCTACAAGATGAGTGGGATGACACCGTTAGGGAGGACTGGATCGATGATTAATATTCTCTTTAGATTAATATTGATTGGAATCGTTGGTCTGTTCTTCTTTGTCATTATCTGGGGGATCTTTCTCTCCCTTATCATCAATTACTAGAGAGGACCAACCGCATGAACTTTGATGATCCAAGAAACTTTGACTATAAACCTCGAACCTCTGGTCGTGCTCCCTTTATGGGGGTACTAGAATGGCTAGGAGAGACCCTCCAGTTCGTTCTCCTTTTGATCCTGGTTCTAGCTCCTCTTTTTCTCTTTTAATAACCAGGTTTTCTTCCTAAATCAAAAGCGTCCTAAAACGGTCCATTTACGCAAAGTTCACCGCACGCAGCAGGAGGCACCTTGCGAAAAAATGACTACTGTCTACTTATTATATTAGCTTTATAAAAGGACAAAAGGACAAAACACCCTAAAAACCATGGTAGGCAAGGAAAAATCGGTGTCCTTTTACCCTTGTCCTAACTGGTTTTTTAAGGGGAAAGTTTAGGGACAAGGACGCCATTTTTACACAATACTTAATGATATTGCTAAGTATTGTCTGGGGTGTCCTAAAGAGGGCCCTAAAAAGGACCACCAAAAAAGGACCATAAAAGGACACCAAAGGGCCCAAAAATGGTTTACATGGATCCTCCAACCGTGATAAGATGCTGCTTACTTTCCACGATAAAAGCAAGATAAAAAGGAGAACGAATGAGGTATTTTTATCAAGGGAATTTGCTAACCTTGGAGGGATGGGCTCATTTCCTGGCACAAACTCCCAAATTCAAGGATGACAATCCAGAGATTATTCTTGAATTATTAAAGAAGGATCCACAGGAAAAGATAGAACAGTTCTGGAGATGGTCAGTTACTTCTAAATCGCTGATTCATTCTTCTACTGGGGAGGTTCATTCTTTGGCAGAATGGGCGATCAAGTCAGATTTAGATCCAAGAACTATTCAATTTAGGTTAGATAATTTCTGGGTAGTTGATCTGGCAATTAAAGGATCAAGAAGAACTAGTCGGAAACCTCAACTAAAGTCTGAGGTAATTATAATTGGGGAAATGGAGGCAGCGGCGTGATGGAGAATGTAGTGGATATGCGAGGAGATTCCTTACAAAACTTGAGAAACCATGTACTGGAATATCATCAAAATGGTTGGAATGTAATTCCAGTAAAGTATAAGGGGAAGAGTCCAATTGGAAAGGACTGGCAAAAGGGAGTAACGGCTTCAACCGAGTATTTAGATCAGCAGCTATCTTTTGGAATCTGCAATTTGGGATTGCTCTTAGGGAAAGAGGTAATTGACATAGACTTGGATTGTGCAGAGGCAAGGTATTTCGCCCCTAAGTTTCTCCCAATCACCTTGTCCTTTGGTAGGAAATCCTCAGAAAATAGTCATCTGATATACTCTTTAGGGCAGATGATTGACAAGGCAGCAACCCTAAAGTTTACTTGGCCAAAATCCTTAAAGGTTGAAGAAGAACATGCCACCATCTTGGAGCTACGGGGACAGACAGAATCTGGTAACTATACCCAAACCGTAATCCCCCCTAGCATCCATCCCTCAGGAGAGGAGATAACCTGGAATGATTCTCTGTCAAAGATCAGAGAAATCCCCTCCCTTAAGCTAATTGATAAGGGAGTTCGGTATACGGCAATCGCCTCTTTCTTAGCTAAGATATGGAACTCCTCTCAAAGAGAGAATCTAACTGGAGCCTTAACCGGTTGGATGTTAAAGATGGGAGAGGATTCTGAAAAAGTAAGAGATTTGTTGGATGAGGTAATTAGATATGTAGGAGATGAGGAACACCGATCCAGACTAAACTACATTGATAACACGATTGTAAAGTATGAAAATGGAGGAGAAGTATCTGGTATAGGAGCAATAGAAAAGGAACTAGGAAAACCGCTAGCTGAATGGTTGATTAAAACCCTAGGAGATGATGGACTACTCAGTGGAGGATTCCAGAGACCTAACTTTGAGGAGCTGCAGTACAAGGACTTGCCAATACTAGGGGTGGACGAGAACTATCGTCATCTGATCTATGTCCAAGATCTGAATCGATATGTGAGAATTATAGGGGGGAATTTTGATAGAGAGCCTTCCCTATTTGATCAACAGCACGTGGGAAATGCCTACCGAACCTATCTAGGGAAGACCGCGGGAGAGATCATTCGAAATTCAGTACCCGATGTAGTAACCATGGGATATGCCCCTGGTGATTCAATATTAACGATAGATTCAGGAACAGGAGAAACCATCCTAAATACCTGGAGAGGGCCCGTTAGAGAACCAGCTGAAAAAGTAAATCCAGAAGAGATTAGTCTATTTGAAAATCATCTACTGGCCCTATGCTGTGGAAGAGAAAGGGAAGCCGAGCTACTAACTGCTTGGCTAGCCTATCTGATTCAACATAATCAAAGTAGATGCACCTGGGGAGTGCTATTTATAGGAGGAGAAGGTACCGGTAAGGGAACCATTCTAACAATCATGAGAGAGATCCTGGGAATTTCCAATGTTACTAGTCGAACGGCAAGTAGCGCCATGAAAGATGAAACCTTCAATGGTTGGCTTTCCAGTAAAAGATTGGTAGCAATTGAAGAGATTATGATGGGCCGAATAAGCAGTGTTAAGCTAGGTAACGCGATCAAGGAATGGATAACCGAGGAAAGGGTGTTAATAAGAAAGATGAGAAAGGAACCGATCTCCTTTCCAAACTATGCTCAGTTCTTATTCACCACCAATAATGAGAATGCTCTACATTTAACAGAAGGCAACCGTCGACTGATGGTTCTCAGAAATGGGGATAGTATGTATGGTAAATCTAGTCATGAGGTAAGAGAGGACAATGAATCGTGGTTAAGGAATGGGGAATATTTTACCTGGTTAGATAATGGAGGATACGAGCAGATATATCGTTATCTTATTGATTTTGATACAAAAAAAGTGAAGGAATTTGATCCAAGAATGGCCCCAATGACCCTAGACAAAACAGAATTAGTACATGGAACTCAAACAGAGGTATTCAAGCATATTGAAGAAGGAATTGAAAGTTATGACTACCCCTTCGAGAAAGATCTAATCAGGCCAAAGGAGATTGCTAAGTGGTTAAAAGAAGATTTCAGTCTAAGGGTAAATGTTTCAGAGATTAAACAAGCATTGAAAAGTTTAAAGGCGGTCGAGATTCCTTCAGAACAATGTAGAAGAAAATTAAATGGTAAAAATCGTAAGTTCGCCACTTGGTGCATTCGAAACTGGAAAGAGTGGAAATTAGCAAAACCATCTGAACGATTCAACTACGTTGTAGAAGGGGAAGAAGAAAGCTATGAATTCTAGTTATAGGATATAAAATAGTTTTAGTCCTCTTTACTAGTTAATTAGTTTAGAATAGATCCATCTTAAATCAAAGACCGGAGGTCAAAAGATGTCATTTCACTTTCCCCTATACGTAGGTCCTGCCTACGGCAGACAGTATAAAACCATTGCTCAGGTAGAAAAGGACTGGGAAGCAGGCAAGGATTTCAAGATTCATGGTGGTCCTTACATAAACAAAGAGGACTATTCCCGATATAAGGCAAATCAATCTTGCTTGGTATTTGAGCAAGGGTCCATGCAGTTTAGGATTGTCTGATGAAGTGGAAAACACAACCCTATCAACACCAGCTAGATGTCTGGGAAAGATCAAAGGATCTTGAATATTTTGGTCTCTTTCTAGAACAGGGAACGGGTAAAACCATTACCACCCTAATCACAGGGGCCCATCTACATCAAAAAAAGAAGATTGAAGCAATCGTGGTGCTTGCTCCCAAGGGAGTTCACCTTAACTGGGAAGAAGAAACCAAACAGCATCTGCCAATTGAGGACTATAGCTTCTTTGTGTGGAATTCCACCTTTTCTAAGAAGGTACAGCAAAGCTTGGAAAAGACGATTAGTTATCCTGGATTAAAGATATACTCTTTCAATATCGATGCGGTTAATACCGACAAGGGAAGAAAGA